ACGAGATATATCAGTGTGACTGGAGTTCAGACGTGTGCTCTTCCGATCTGGCGCTCGCAGTGCTGTACGCAACCGAGCCGGTCGCGTGCTGCGGCGCTGGCCACGGTCTGCTGCAGCGTCTCGGTGCCGATGCGCCCGACCTCGCCGGCGGTCCAGTCGAGCGAGGTCGGTTCGTAGGCGAGTTCCAGCGCCGGGGCGCCGGCGCAAGCCGCAGTCAGGGCGAGGGTCAGGACACGGCGGCACCCAGCGTTCATCGCAAGCCTGACAGGGTTATACGTAGCCGTTACCCGTGGTAACAAGTCCAATCCTGGGCTGACACAGCGGTGTCACGGCCGCAACATACGCCTAATCAGGTCACTTGTCGCTCAGTGGCTTGGTGGTGATGACGCGCAGCACGATGACGACCACACCAACGACACCGCTGAACAGGGCTCCATAGGGGCCCAGGAACGGTGTGATTGCGTCGGTCATCGTCTGGATGCCGGCGAACACGATGAGCAGCGCACCTGCCCAAACGGTCCACGACTTGTGGCCTGTCTTGAGCAGCACTGCTGCCTGCTCGATTAGAGGCAGGAGCTTTGAGAGAAGGGCGATGAGGTTCATTTGGTGTCTCCGTGTTGACGGGGTATTTAGTTAGCCCATGAAGTGCTTTGAGAGCAGGTTCGCCAGGAACACCAGCACGCCGATACCGCCTACCCACTTAGCAATCAGCACGTTCAGGGTGTTGAGCTTCTCGCTGATCGCATCGAGCTTGGTGTTGAACTCGGCTCTCATGGAGTGCACCTCCTTCTTGAGGCTTCCAAAGTCGTCTGACTTGAAGAGCTGAAAGTTTTCCTTACCGTTCTTGATGTCCTGCTCGGCTCGTGCCAAGCGATCGCGGATGTCGTCCATTGCGCGCCTTTCGTGTGCGGTGTCGTGGGAGGTGGGGCGCGCAGCACCCTCAGAGAAGTTGTCCATGGGTTACAGCCAGTGCGCCTTGAACACGAGACGCCAGTTGGCGGTAGTGATGTTCGACCACACGCCTGTGGAGTAGTTACGAAGGGCAGGGAGGTCGGAGCCGCCTCGGTCCCAGCGGAAGAAGACGTTCGTCGCGTTCGCGCCGATCAGGAAGTCACGCGTGGTATTGGCGTTCTGTAGGTTGAAGATCACCTCATCACCTACCGCGTAGCCAAGTTCGGCCGTCTTGCAGCGGAGGAAGCACTGCACGAGATCTGGAGTACGAGTGCCACCGTGTGCGATGGACGCTACAGCCGATGCGGTTGGGGTAGTTTGTTCAGCCGATTCGAAGCGCGTGATGAGACTGCTTGAACCGATGCGAAGGCCACCAGTCGCAATCTGCACCGCACCGTTGAAGGCGTGGACGCCACCGACGTAGTTGATCGTTCCTGCATCTGTGGACGCTGTCGTCTGCGAGTACCCGATGTAGCCTTGACGCGTCGCACCTGGGTCGAAGAACTCCACGTACCCCGACCGCGATGTTGACCCGTTGCGGAGGCTCAACGTACCGAGAGTGCCGCTGGCATCAAAGGTCGCAAACGCCTGAGCAGCGGTGCCTGATTGGCCCGTGATGAGGCCGCCCGCGTTGATTGGGACAGTCGTCGTGAAGCTGGTGTTGTTGACACGCATCCGTTCGGTGAGCGATGCGCCTGTGTAGAACGCGTGGAAGCCTGAGTCGGTACGTGCGCCATAGCGCGTATCACCGTTCACACGTCCTTGGATGTAGCTGTACGACGTAGACCCGTCGTTCGAGTAAAAGTCGAGGCCGGAGATGTTGTCGGCAGAGCGTCCACGGATCGTGATGCCACGGGCGCTAGAACTGGTGGTTACTTCAAGTGGTGTTGCGCCGTCAGTATTGCCGATGAGTAGGCCGTTTGAGGTGAGGCGCATGCACTCGACCGGTGCCGAAGTTGGCGCGCTAACGCCGAAGGTCATCGCGTGCGCGTTGTTGGCACCGCCAGTGTTCAAGCCACCAATGAAGGTGCTTCGTGCTGTGCCTTCACCGGCAATCAGGAAGATGCGACTTTCAGTGCCAGCAACCGCAGCGGCAACGGTGCCGAACACCGCAAGCGTCGTCGCTGCTCCGCTGGTGCCAGCATCGGTAGCCGTCAGCCGACCACCTGCTGCCGTCGTGCCGATCATCAAGTTGCCAGAGCTATCAACACGCGCACGTTCTGCTGCGTTCGTCCAGAGGGACAAGAAATTGCTGGTGTTGTCGTAGTACACACGGCCAACCCCGTCTGCATCCGTGTCACCGAAGAAGAGGGCAGCAGGTGCGGCGTTGCCGGACGTGATGGCGACGTAGTTCGGGGATGCCGAGGTGCCACCGCTCACGAACGCGGCTCCGACGCCAGTGGTGAAGGTAGGTTGGGTGCCGTTGCCGAGGCGATCAACGGTGAGGCGCACGTTGGACGTGGTTGTCGCGATTGCAACGTTGCCGGTGATGGTGCCCGGGAACGAGGCGAGACCGGAGACCGAGAGGGTGCCAGTGAGGGCGGTGTTGCCAGTCACCTGTAGCTTGTGCGTACCTGTGTCGGTGGTGGTGCCGACGAGGAGCGAGCCGTTGGACGTGAGGCGGATCGTCTCGATGCCCGTGACCGTTGCGGCCAGCAGGCCTGCTCCCGGCCAGTACCACCCTGTTGAGGGCTCGCTGTTGAAGCCGAGGCCAGGAACAGACGAAGAGCCTGCGATGAGCTTCAGCTGCTGCGTCATTGGGGCCGCGCCGTTACGAGGCAGTGAGCCCGTAATCTCGTTGCCCATGTCGTTCACGAGGTCGTTGGCCCACACCGATTGAATGGTCTGGCCTGGGGCAACCGGGTTACCCGCTGGTGGCACGTAGGTGCCGCTGCCGTTTCTTGGCATCGTCTCTTCTCCCAAGGGCCCATGGACCCGATTGCTATGGGCTATTTAGGGAGAGGAGGCGGATGCTGCAGTTGCGCTCAGTGCTTTGGCGATGTACGCCTTGGTTGCTGGGTCAAGGTCCTTGTTGGTGCGAGAGAGAAGGCGCACCATCGTTGGGTTCTGCGAGGTGGCGAGCTTGCCTGCGAGAAGCTCTGCAGCCTTCTTGGTAGCGAAGGCGCCCATGCCCATGCCGGTAGGTTCAACAAGTGCAGCGGTGCCCAGGATGGCGTCCGTGCTGTTGCCAAGCTTCTTGCCGATGAGCGAGCCCAGGCCTCGACCGTTGGCTGGTCCGTATAGCTCACTGGCGATCTTGCCTAGGTCTTGGAACGGGGCTTCACCTTGGAGGTAGGCGGACTTGAACCGACCTGACTTCACGGCCTGCAGGATCTGACGTGGGTTGACGATGCCTGTGTCATTCGACGCGCTGACCATCTTCTCGACAGCCTTGAGGCTCGCGTACTGCTGGTTGGCGGTGTCGAACGCGACGCGCTGCTCAGGGCCCATGCCGCTCTTGATCGTGCTGTTGATCTTGCCAACGAGGTCGCCTGCTGCCTTGCGCTCGGCTGCACTGGCTGCAGTGCTCTGAGCCAGGTTCTTGAGTTCGCTGTTCAGTTCCTGCAGGAGACGGGCAGTGACAGGTGCACCAGCCTCGGCCGCTTCGATCAAGTTGGTAGCTGCCTGCTTCACCACGGTGTTGCCAGCGATGCCCTTGGTCAGCGGGTTATTGGTTCCATTCAGGAGAGGTGCAAGGTCACTCCGCATCGTCTGTGGAAGCGTGATGCTGAAGTCCGTTACCTCGTCAAGGGCCTGCTTGATGGCAGGACGCGCGGTGTTCAGCAGCTCGGTGTCGATTGCGCCCTTGTAGCCCTGCAGTCCAAGTCCCTCGGCTACCTTGCCGGCGATGGCCTCGTCTGCTGCACTGTTGAACTTGAGCACTGAGCCGTTTTCGGGAAGCGCGTTTGCAACACCACGCCACATTGGGGACGTGGTGGCTGCCGACACTGGAAGGCCTTCAGCCTTCGCGGCAGCCTGAGTGGCTTCACGTGCTGCGGCATCGGGTGCACGAAGCGCCTTGCTTGCCATCGAGGTGAGTCCCTTGGCCGCAAGTCCACCGACAGCACCACCAGCCGCACCCATGCCTGCTTCACGCAGCACGTTGTCTGTGGCCTGTCCGTCCTCTGTCGTTGGGGTGAGCGCGCCACTGAGGGCACCTGCACCTGCGTTCGCTGCAACCATGGCAGGGATGCCACCTGGGACGAAGGCAGCCGCAGCGTACGGAAGCGCCTTCATGGCACCTGCGCCAATCTTGCCGCTCATCGTGTCACCGCGCGCGATCCGATCCGGGTCCTGCTCACGTGCCTTCGCCTCGTCATAGAGACGCTTCTTCTCGGCCTCGTCGAACGTGATGCGCTGCTCGGCTGCAAGAGCCATGTCGCTCGCGGTGTCGCCCACGCTCTGTGCAGCGGTCACAAGTCCGTTCTGGTCCTTCACCTTGTCCTGCGAGGCAAGCAGGGCAGCGGTGCGCTCGCCACCAAGGCGCGCAACGATCTCACGTGGGGTGTAGTTCTGCGATCTAGCGTAGGCGATTTCGTCGCGCAGGCCTACATCACCCAGCTTGGACAGCACGTAGTTGTCACCTAGGCCCTGCTTCACAAGGGCAGTCGTGAGGTTCGCAACCTCTGTGTGCCGATCGGATTGCTGAGGAGCAGGATTGGATGCACCACTGACAAGCGCGAGGCGATTGCTCCAGCCCTTTGCGAACTTGGCCTGCGATGGGTCGTTGGCGACGATGTTGCGGTAGAGGTCCTCGCGCTGCTTGATGATCGCCCCGGTGTCGCCACCGCTCTTCTCAATGATGCTGATGGCCGGCTTGACGCCGTGCTGCACTGCTGTGTCGAACGCGGCAAGGCGCATCTCAGGAGGGAGCGTGTCAGCCTGGATCGGGTCCCAGTAACGGGCCTTGTAGATTTGCGCTGCCTTGTCCTTCGTGAGGTTGGCTACATCGATGTCGGGGTTGTTCTTCTGGCTGATGCCGAACTTGGTCAGACCGCCACGGTCTGCAGGGTCATTGCTCTGACCACCTTCCCTTTCGAATACGAAGTTGAGTGCTTGGTTGAAGTCCATTGCACCTCACTTCTGCCAGGAGTAGAGCGAGCCGGCAGGCTTGGACGGTGCAGCCGTCTCCGGCGAGTCACCGTACTTCGCGTTGAGCTTGGCCTCAGCAAGAGGGATGTGCTTCTGCAGCATGCCAATCACGGTGTTCGCGTAGTCCATGTTGGCCTGCGTCGATGCCTTCGGATCGAACTGGCTGGTAGCAAGCAGGCGACGCTCGGCGTCGGTGATCGAGCCTTGGCCCTTCAGCCACTGCACTGCACCTTGAAGCTGCTGCATGTTGAACGCGCGGTTCATCTTGTCGAGGTCGGTCGAGTCCGTGAAGTACGCGCTGAAGTTGTTCAGTGGCGTATTCAGACGACCGGTGCCAACCTTCTTGATGAGCGGGACGATGTCCTGCATGGACGCGAGTTGGGTCTTGAGGTCGCCAAGCTGGCTGAGGTCCTTGGCCTTCTCATCAGCGCGCTTTTGCAAGGCCTCCTGGCCGGCAGCCGTCGTCACAGGCTTGCCGTCCATCTGAGCTTCACGCCAGCGCGTTGACGTACGTTCGAGCAGGGTGCCGTTTGAGCCCTCCTTCGTCTCAAGAACCTTCTCGCTACCTGAGCCGCCACCGACGTTGACGACCTCCATCTGCCCAGTGCGCGAGTTGACGCGTACAGCAGCGAGTTCGCCCGTGTTCGGGTCGCGTGAAAGTTCGACCTTGTATTCGCCGTTCTTACCGCCGAACATCTGGTTGAGCTGTGACGTAGCGATCTGCTGGCCCATCGGTCCGGTGTTGGCGATGCCCATGAGTTCCTTGAGCACGTCGCCACGTGACACCTGCTCAGGCTGCGTGACGGTGCCTGGGTTCGCGTCGACGATTGGGTTGGCTGCTGCTGCTGCTGCCTGCGGTGGTGCTTCCATTGGGACAGGAGGAAGCTGCTCCGCTGGGTTCGTCGGAGGGAGTGGCATTGGTGGCACCTGTGCAGGGGCCTGTGCCATCGGAGGAGTTGGGACAGCTGGTGCCTGTGGACCCCATGAACCAGTTGCACCGCCTGTCTGTGGTTGAGGTGCGAGCTTCGGGTTGAGGAGGGCAGCAACGCGCTGGTTGCGTGCATCCGTGTTGGCCTTGATGTCACCAAGCACGCTGCTGTTCTTGGCAGCAGCATTCGCGTTTGCGTCCGCGAGGGTCATGCCTGAGGTAGCACGTCCCTTCTCGGTTCCAACGCGTGCGGCTGGGTCAACAAGAGCGGCGGCAGCTGCCTGACGGAGTGGGGCAGGCACCTTGTCGTTGGTGATCTGCGGGAGAGACATCGGCTGCGCGTCGTTGGACGGAACCGGCATCGTCTCTGCTGCTGGTTCGGCCGCTTCACCTGAAAGGATGTTGGCTGCCTGGCTGTCGCGTGCCGCGTTGAAGGGCTCCACCGACGGCTTGCGTGGACGACCAAGCTCGTCGAACCTGTCGAGGCGGTAGGCGAGGGCGTCCTGCGAGGTCTTGTCGAGGTCGCTGATTTCGGAGTCGAGGTCCTTGTTTGCCTTGCTGCTGAGGGCCGCGCTGGCAAGCCGTGCGATCGACGTGAGGCCGCCGTTTTCACCTGCGTAGAACGTGCCTGCGCCGTTGGAGACAAAGCTGCCCTGTGGCCGGCCAAGTGCCTGCTGTTGAAGCAGCGCGATTGCCTGCTGGCGACGCTTCAGCTTCTCCTGCTCGCTCCCGTAGTTGAAGCCGGCATAGCCGTTGTCTGCGGTGTAGGGGTTTGCCATCGATCAGCCTCTTGGTTGTGTGAGCCTATTTAGACGTTGGGCGCGGCGGGGCTCACTGCTTCTAGGTCCTTCAGTGCCTTGTCCAGCCCGGACAGCATTGGCTGCACAGCAACCTTGATTTGGCGAAGCCGGTCGTTGACCGTCCTTGCAACCTCAGGGTGGTGCTTGGCGAGGTAGCTGCTGCTTCCGTGTTCGAGCCACGCGGTGCAGTGCATGCAGTCGGGTGCAGAGGTCATGCCCTCGGTGTAGTAGGGTGGAAGCGGGATGCCCTGCGCCTCGATGTAGGCGTCAACCTCAGCGGTTGTCCAGTCATTGATTGGGTAGAAGATCGTGAAGCCGTCTACCGTCTCACCGCTCTGCACCGATGACTTCGTTGTGTCCTCCATGCGTTGGCCGCGAAGGAGCAGCGTCACGCCATCGCGCTGCATCTGCTCGTGCAGGGGTTCCATGATTGCCATGCGGCAGCAGTCATGTCGGTCAATCAACTTGAGGTGGCTTGGTAGGTCGCTCGGGTAGGCCCACGTCGCACCTGCCTGCAGCACGTCGGAACACCAGCCGTGCTTTGCTCGAACCTCATTGACGCGACCGGCAATCTCCACGAAGCGAGGCGCTACCTTCGCAACCGCGTGGACGAGGCCTAGCGTCTCTGGGAACGCATCGCCTGAGTTGCAGTAGTAGACGGTGACGCGATCCCAGTAGGGGCGCAGGAACAGCAGCATCGCAAGGCTGTCGCGCCCACCTGAAAACTGCAGTGCTACAGAGCTGTGCTGCTCTAGAAGCTGGTCAAGCGTCATCAGTACACCATCAGCGCAGCGCCTGCAATCGTGCCGACAGTTCCGTAGGTCTGGTTCTGTGAGGCGGCATCTGCAGCCGCTTGGCCTGACGCATACTGACCGTAGAGGTTGGCTGCGCCGAGGTAGTCGGCACCTTGAGCAACACCTGCAGTTGCACCACGTTGGAACGATGGGCTCTGCACCTGCTGTCCAGTGAGCACAGCGTTCATCGAGTTCAGCGGTTGCAGGTAACGCTGCATTGCTTCCTCGTACGTCGCGCCGTACGTGCCCATCTGCTGAGCAAACTTCTGCTGCTGCGCGGCGTTCGACAGCTGCTGCGCCGACGAATCTGCGCCGTATGCAGCCATGTCCTGGCCGAACTGCTGACCTTGGCCGTCGAGCTTCGCCTTGTAGCCTGCGAGTGCGGACTGGTAGTCACTGTTGGCGATTTGGTCGCCAGTGAGCACGGCTTGGTTGCTGATCTGGTTTTCCTGCTGTGCCTGTACGCGCAGCTGGTTCTGCATGGCGATGTTGTAGGCCTCGGTGCCTGGGGTCAGGCCCTGTAGGCGCATCTTCTCGTCCAAGCCCTTGTTGTTCTGCTCCCAAGTTGGCTTCACAAGCCCAATCTGCGCCTGATAGGCTGCATCGATGGCCTTCTGACGGTTCTCGTCGCTCCACTGAGGCGCGTTCGTGTCAACTGGGTTGCCGCTCGCGTCGAAGCCCGTGAACGTCGTGTTCACGCCTGGAACTGTGTTCAGGTACTTGCTAAGCTCAGGTGAGTTGAAAGGCTGGCTGAGGGTCTTGGCAACCTGCTGCTGCAGGGTGTTGGCAAGCGATGACTGGTTCTGCTGGATCTTCTGTTGGGAAGCGAGCGCGGCCTGTGTCTCAGGGGTGAGCGTGACGGTCTGCGTCCAGTTGTTCTTGCCGTCATTGCTCCACGTCTCGGAACCGAACGGGGTGTAGATGTCAGGGCGATTGGCCTCTGTCTGCCACTGGATGTTCTTGAGGTTGCCTGCAGCGGTGGCCTCGGCTGCGCTCTGGTAGTCTGGTGCTGGTGGTGCCTTAGGCGAACTCATTGGCGTGCTCCCATGATCTGACCACCAGGGATGAGTCCTGGGCCACGTGGAAGCAGGCCGCCACCTTGTGGAGGTGCTTGCCGACCGCCTTGGCTGCCCATCTGCATGAGCATCTGCGCGGCCATTGCGCGTCGCTTGTCAGCTGCTGCGGCTGCTAGGGACTGCGCAGGTGCCTGTGCTGGCTGGGCAGGTGGGGTGAGGGGTGTTGGGGCGATATCAGGCATGCAAAGGCACTCCGGGGCTGTGGCCTATTTAGCGATCGGGTGCTGTTGAGCGCGATGGGTTGGCCCACTTGCCGCTGCGCCATTGGTCGCGGGTGCAGCTGAAGAGGAGGGCGTCTTGTCCTTCGCCGTAGTGGTCCTTCAGCGTGCAGTCGAGCGTGTGTCCCAGGTTGTGCTGCAGCGCGATTGACTTCGCGTTGTCGGGGCGCACGATCAGATTGAGGCGCGTCTTGTTGGCGTGGCGGAACACGAAGTCATAGACGGTCCAGACGAACAGGCGAGATGCAGCGCGAGGGCTGCCGTTCGTTGCAATCGTGGCGTCGCATGAGCTTGTCATCCAGCGGTTGAACGCGACCACTGACAGGATGGTTGGTTTGCCGTCCTCGATGCCCATGTGCCCAACGGTGCGGCACTCGTTCGGGTCGTACTCGCCGTCACCTACTTGGAGCGACAGCCAGTGACAGAAGAGGGGTGCCTGCTTCTGGTCGGTGACGACGACGCGGCTCAACCGAACGTCCCACCCGCCTCGTACACCCAAAGCGTGCCAACCCACATCGTTTCCGCTGTGGCAGAGATTGAGATTGCGAGGGCAAGGGCCTCACCAGGGAAGCACAGCGGGGTTGCCCACTGGTTGAACGTGACGAGGGAGCCGACCCACACGGAGCCAGGGTTGTCCCACGTTGCGCTGTCCCACACTGCGCCCGTGATGGGGTTGAGCGTGGCTGATCCGGTGATCGGGATGAGGTTGTAGTCGGTGTTGACGCCAATCCGGATCGTCGGGTTGCTGTCGCCGGTCGTGATGTATGGCTTCACAAGCTTCACGTGCTTCATCACCCCGGTGTCATATGAGCCTCCCTGGTGATAGGCCGTTAGGGCTGTCGCGATGATGGTGTTGCCGTTCTGTCCGTTGATGTCAGCTGCGTCCGCTGCACCAATGAAGGAGAGCTGCACGGTCGTGCCCGAGCCGAAGTACAGCGCGTTGTTGAAGAGGCAGAAGCAGCGCGCAGGCCAGCCCGTGAACTGCGACCAACCACCACTGATGGTGTTCTGGACGAACTGGAAGTTGTTGCTCTGGTCAGCCTGCGGGATGTTGAGCAGGATGAGGTCCTTGGCTGGGTAGATGGCGATCTCAAAGCCAGGGGTCGTCGCAAGCGCAGAGGCGATGTCGCTGATGACGGGCGAGATGTTGTAGGTGATGGTCTGCTGCGTGTTGACGACAGCGGACTGCACGAGGCGCGACATCGCAATCAGGCCCTGTTGGCACAGAATGAGGAGGTCGCCACCGTGCTGCTTGGTGCACCGACGACCGATTGGCGAACCGATCTTGTAGGTGCCAGACAGGCCCCACGTCGATGCAGAGGCTGGGTTGCCGCCAGCGAACACAACCACGTCACCACGGCTTGAGATTGCGACGAGCAGCGAGGACGAGCCAGCGGAACCGCCCTGGTCAATCGTCCATGTCGCCAGCTTGTGGAGCGCGCCGCCTGATGGGAACAGGGAGCCGAAGTCGAACAAGAACAGCGCGCCACCTGCCTGCGCGATGTCGCAGTAGTAGGCCTTCGTTGAGTTGGCTGCGGTGAACCAGAGCCGCTGCTGGTGGGTGAGCACGTCCTTGAACGTGGACATGTTGACGGCGGTGCCGTTGTTGTCCACCTGCGCGAATTCACCGACGCCTGAAGGTACCGCCACCTGTGTGGCTGCAATCCATGCTGAGCCCGTGTACACCTGCGGCATGTTGGAGCCGTTGACAGCAACGAGGGCCGCAACGCCTGAGGCGTTGGCGGTCTGCTGTGTGCTCTCCCAGTACGGAGCAGATGCGTTCAGGCCTGAGACAACTGCAGCACCAACCGCACCGCCTGAGGTCACGTCATAGAAGGAGTCGCCGGCAACCGCAAAGAGCTTGCTGCTGACCGCGATAGGTGCCTCGTATGGGAGGAGCGAGGTAACCTGCGTGGGGATGTCGGTAGCCCATGCCCGGTCCCCGGTTCGGATTTCGCAGCCCCGTGGTTGAGCGATGAAGTTCTGAAGCTGCAGCGCGTAGGAGGGGTCCATCGCTGCCTGCGGGTCAACGTAGTTGAGGCCCTTGTATGGCGCGGTCGTGGACAGGGTTGTTGAACGCTGCCGACGTGGAGCCTGCGTGACAGGTGAACGCCGCTTCATGCGCCGAACCCACCATCAGCGATGTTGGCCGTGCTCAGCAGCGGGATGCCAGTGCCACCGATGAGGGATAGCGTTGGTGCTGGTGAATCGGAACCCTTTGCAAACTCAAGCGCGCGAACGTAGTCGCTCAGTGCTGCGGAGGAATCAAGCCCCTTGGCCGTCATCCACTTGAGCTTGACGCCGTAGATGACAACACGGTGATCGAACACGATCACGTCAGCGTCCTGCGTGAAGTCGCTCTTGGGTGTTCCAAGGGACGCATCGCGCACGTAGCTGTTTGAGACGTACTCGAACACGAAGTTGTACGGCGTGGTTCCTGGCACTGGGTACAGGAACAACTTGTCCTTGACCACTCGGAAGCGTTCAAACGGTCCACTGACCACGTTGGTCGTCAGCAGCCATTCCCACTGCGAAGGCGTCAGCGGGCCACGGAGGGGCCAGCGGTTCGTCTGGTCAAAGAACGTGCCGTTGCTGAAGCGTTGGATGTCACTTGGAAAGGCGTATTCGTCCACGCCGTCTGAGGTCGTGAACGTGTAGCGGGACTGCAGCACCTGCCAATCGAACTCCTCAAGCAGGTCCTCGCACACCGAGCGCACGAACGACAGCAGCTGCTGCACGCTCGCTTCTTGGTTGCTCACGACAACTGATGGTTGCGGTAGATTGAACTCAGCAGCTACTGCCTGAACGATCTGAAGAACTGATTTCTGCATTGGTCTGTCTCATCCCTATCGAGGCTTATTTAGGGCCGGCGATAGGGAGAGACGACGCGTGCTTACTTCTTTGCCTTGGCCTTCTCAGCCGCTTCGTTGAGGGCGAGAAGCTGTGCAACCTGATCCTTGAGGGCGTCAATCTCGCCGCGAGCAGCGGACTTCACCTCATCGAGCTGGGCCTGCAGGTGGTTGGCAGCAGCGGTGTCGCGCGATGCTTCAATGAACTGCTTGGCAGCGTTCTTGAGAGCGTGGAAGCCGCGGATGGTGTCGGCCACCGTGTCTGACAGGGATGCAACCTGTTCGACCGAGCGGATGCCGTGGTACTCAAGCTCCTTGATCTGAGCGGGAGTGACTGCGCCCCACAGTGCGAGGGGGATGCCGTTGAGCGGGGTGCTCTGGTTCTTCTTGAACGCCTCATACTCGTACGGGAAGCGGAACTTGTGGTTGTCCGTCACTTCGCTCTCGGACGTGAAGAGCTTCTCAAAGCCAGGGGCGATGATGACGATGTACTCGGCGTCGCGGTAGACGGGGATGCCGCCGTTACGGTGCGTGGCAAGCTTGTTCTTCACAGGGCGAAGCTCAAACCTCACGTTGAGGCCAGCGTCAGAGATGTCGGCTGGGCTGATGATGCGACCCGTGTTCGGATCACGGATGATCTTGTCAAGGGTGGTGGTGTCCTGGTCCTCTGCTGCGGCGATTGCGAGCAGTTCATCAGGTGTAGCGGGTGCGTTTAGATCGATGGTCATGTAGGTCTCCGGTCCAAGGTGGGCTTTGCTGCGTGTCATTGCAGGGCTCCTTGGTTATCGAGGTTGTTGAAGTGCAGCTTGACGGCTGCTAGGTATTTAGGGCCCAGACGCAACAAAGGGCTCCCGAAGGAGCCCTTGCGCTTGGGCAGCAGGGATTAGCCGTTGCCGTTGAGCGATGGACGAGCGATCTGTGCAGATGCGAGGCCGCCGGAATCGGCTGACTTGAACACCATGCCGTCGATCTTGCTGCCGGTCACAACAGCGTCATCTGCGACGCCTGGGGTGGCGGTCGAGAAGGCTGGCGCTTGGGCGACGACGGTGCCGGTCTTCACACTGGCGATGCCGCTGATCTGGTACCAGCCGAACTGGTTCGCAACGTTGGCCGACATAGCCACACCGACTGGGCCACGAGTGGCTGCGACGGTGAGGGTCGTGGTGCCTGCGAGCTGGTCGTAGGCCGCGACAGAACCAACGACCGTGCTGCCGATACCCTTGAGGTACACGAACTCACCTTGACCCAGGGTTGAGTCGACTGCGGTGACGACCGTGCCCAGCGGGTGCTGCTGCGTGGTGCTGGTTTCTGCGAGGGCTTGGTAGCCCGCGATTGGGGTGACAACTGAGTAAGGCATGGTGTCTCCTTAGGTGTTGGTGAACACGAGTTGGAACTTCGCACCAGAGCAGGTCAGGTTGCCGGCCCAAACGAGCGTCCGAACGGTCGCGTCTTGGTTGATCGACTGCTTGTCCTTCAGCATGACCATGTTCCGGTCAGCGTGGGTACGCCAGTGGAGGTAGTCGGTGTTGAGGAAGTAGCCAGTGGTGGCAGCGATACCCGATGCAGCGTCCTCGTACACAACTGGGGTGTCCTTGAACTTGATGTTCGTGAACCCTGCGTTGGCGAGCTTCGCGTCGCTGTAGCGGAGGTTGGCCTGCAGCGAACCTTCGTACGTCGAGTAGAGCGATGCACCAGCGATGATCAGCTTTGTCTTGTCCTTGCCGCGAACCGTACGCAGGTACGCTTGGGTGAACTGGGCTTGGATGGTCGAGGTCGTTGCGACGCCCGAACCGTCAGCAGTTGCGTTCCAGGTCTTGTTCTTCCAGAAGGCACTGCCTGCATCGCTGCGGTTGATGCCGCCGTAGACGTTGGTTGGAGAGGTAGCGACAGCGGCTGCGAGGCCGGTCACGTTCTTACCACCGTTGCCCGTACCGTCGAGGTAGAGGTGGCGGTTGAGCAGGTTCTGCATCGTTGCTTCAGCAACCTTCACGCGAGCCTTGACGAGGTTGAGCAGGGCTTCAGGACCCGAGTTGATCAGCTCATCACGACCAGAGAAGGTGATTGGCACAGCGTACTGCTGCAGTGGGAAGTTCGCGCCGCTGATGACATCAGACGTGCCGGTTGGCAGCGTGTCATAGCCAGAGTACGAACCACCGTTGCTGTTTTCAGCGAACGAGAAGATTTCGAAAATCTGCGTACCACCTGACAGAACTGCGTCACCGGAGTCGGAGAGGCTGGTCAGGACGGCGTTTTGAGCGGTGACGTTGTCAGCGATGGTCTTCGAGCGGTACTCGATGGTTGTCGCCACAAGATCACTGATGGAGCTGTTTGGAAATGCCATGCATTCCTCCATGAGTAGATGTTGGGACGGTTTCCTTTAGCGAGTCGTGGCTCCTGGCTCTGTGAGGATGCTGGTCGCGCTGCTTGAGCGTGTCAGTCGGTGGGCTGCTGGTCTGCGTCTGCAGGTGCTTCCTCTGCCGGCTGGTCACTCGAAGTGGCCGCTGGTCCTGAGTCCGTAGGGACGACTACGAGAGGCTCTTCATGTGCGACAAGACGAATGTCCTTCGCTGGCAGTCCGAGGCCTCTCGTAACGTTCAGTGAGAAAAGTGAAACCATTTGCTCTCCTCACTGTCGTTGGTGTATCGCCTATTTAGCAGCGGGAGGCGGATTTACGCGCCCACCCCGTGCTTCTTTGCGGCTGCTGCAACTGCCTCATCGAGGGTCATGCTGACAGCTGGCTTCTTGGCTCCACGATCACCGCCAAGTGATGGCTTCACGGACCCGACTGGCTTGACTGCGGGAGCAGCTGGTGCAGCCGAAGGGACAGCGGGAGCAGCTGCTTGGCGTTGCGACAGAACGAGCTTCACCTCTGGGTGCTGACCGCAGGCGAACGCGTAGGCGTTGGCGAACAGCTCTTCAGCGGTGTCGCCGTTCACGAAGCCTGCATCAATGGCCTTGCCCATCAGTTCACGGACGTGTGGGAAGAACTCATTGGCTGGGTCCTTCTCAAACGCTGCCAGCACGCCGTCAAGCTGACGCTGCATCGCTTGGTTCTCACGTGCCTCTAGGACGCGCTCCACCTCGCTCTGCACGTTGACCGGCGGTGGTGCCTGCGATGGCGTCACTTGCTGGCCGGAAAACAGCTGCTGCAGGGTTGCAGGGTCAGGCTTGTAGGCAATGATGAGGTCATAGAGGAGCTTCGCCTTTGCCTGCGAGTTGCCTTCGACGAGCACTGCTGACATCTCGAACAGTTCCTTGGTCAGCTGGGGCGCAGTGCGACCGAGCTTCGACAGGACTGGCTCATAAGGCGTGACGATCTGCTTGAACTCGTTGGCAAGGTTGCGCTCAGCACCCGACTTCACGAGTGCGGTTGAGATTTCACGCTCACGGTCAGCAATGACGCGCTGCAGGGCAGGGTCGATGGTGTCCCACTTCTCCTTGAGGAGAGCAGACGCGCCGTATGGAACAGCGACAAGCTCAACTGGCTTGCCGGTGATTGGGTCAACCTTCGGTCCGGGTGCGACAGGCTGTACAGGTGGTGCGACCGCTGCTGGCTTCTCGGCTTCAGCGTTCTTGCTGAGGCGCTCCGCTGCCATGCGCACTGCTTCATCGATCGTAGGCGCCTTTGGTGGGGTGTCAACGACGGCTGCTTGTTCAGTAGGCGCAACTTGTGCTTCTACAGCTTCGGCGGCATCGTTGGTCGTGGTAACAACTTCTTGATCGAGGTTGATGTCGTCCATGGTGATGTCCTTTACTGTTGGTGGTTATGCGTGAGCTCGGATTACCTTCTCAATGTCAGCAGTTAGCTTTTGATCCTTCTCACGTTCAATGTTGGCTCGCTGGTGCTTTGCCTCTGATTCGCCCTCGGAACCCGAAAGCAGATCGTTCTTCTTCATGTAGCGGTGGAGGTCCTGTCCGGACTCGATCCACGCTCCATCGGTTGTATGGAAGCCCTTGTGGCCGGTGAAGGTCATCGCGCTGATCTGCGGTGCAACCAACTGACGAGCAGTAGGTGCGTCGCAGCAGATAGGGGTGTCGTCACGGTCGTTGACCTTGCGCACAAAGTCCTGCACCGTGTCGCACTTCGAGCAGCGTGCTACGTAGGTAGGCATCAGAGGCCTCCTTCCGGCACGAACGCCACCATGTCAAGCGCGTCGCTGTGAGCGGTCTTCGCAGCATCGATGTGGGCATTGACTGCCGCCTGCTGGATGTCCGCGTCAATCTGCTTGTTCTTGAGCAGCAGCTTCATCTGCTCAAGCTCTTGGTCGCGGGCCTTGGCCTCAGCGCGCAGGCCCTCCACGATCTGCGTGATCTGCAGCTGCGTGTCCGCCTTCATCTGTGCCAACGCGTACTGAAGCTGCTGCTCCTGCTGCTGGCTCTGCGCCTTGACCTCGGCAGGAGAAGGCTTAGGAGGCTCTTGGCCCTGCTGTGCCTGCTTCTGTGCGAACTCCTCAAGCGCGTTGTCGATGAAGCCCTCAACCTCCTTCGAGGCGCGGTAGCCGGCGACGCTGAACTTGATCATGTGCATGGCGAGAGGCATGATTGCTGGCGTCTGCTGGATTGCAGGCAGCACCTGAGCAAGGCCCGCCATCAGCGAGCCAACAAGCTCGTTGCGCTCGCGCTTCTCTTGGTCCCAGTTCGGCAGCTGGATCGACTCGACGGAGACGAGCAGCCGGAAGTGGTTCAGCTGTTGGTCGCGCAGCAGCTGCAGTGCCTGAGGGATGTACTGCTGGTCTGGTGCAGCCACCATGCCTGCACGCTTCATGAAGAACTGAGGCGAATAGAACTTGCAGATGAGGTGGGCCTTGAGACGAAGCAGGCGCTGCGCGTAGTCAGCAACCTCGTTCTGCATCACGGCGAGACGCGTTGCGCTGTATGAGCCCTTGGCGTTGGTAGCCGCAGCCGTCTCGTAGCGCGTCGATGCACCACGAAGGATGTCGGAGATACCTTCAATCTCGTAGATTTGCGCCTTCACGGCTTCACGTGCAGCGATCGTCTGCGTGTAGGCAGCGACAACCTCCGTGAGCGGGGCGAACTCCATCGAGCCGCGGATGCCGCCCTTTTCCTGGCTGAACGACATCCAGTCCTTCACTGGCACACCTTGGAGGTTGCCGGTGTTGGTGTAGAGGTCCTTCAGGTTTGGGTTGGAGGCGTCATAGGCCCAGCGCAGCTGGATGGCATCAACGAGGTTCGCGGCCTTGGCGTTGAGGTCGTCCAGCTCGTTGTACTGGTCTTGGACAAGCTTGTAGTCGGCGATCGGGGTCGTGTTCGACGTGGAGGTGCGCGCAAGCGGTGGCAGCGGGGTTGGGAAGAAGTCCGGGAACTCGTTCGTGTCCGCCTGAACATCAAGTGGCACGTCTGCGCCTTCGCACACCCAGAACACAAGGCGACGCTCCTTGTCCCAAATCTCCATCACGTCAACCGTGGCCTCAACGAGGTTGCGCGGCTTCAGTGGATCTGAGCTTTCGAGGGAGCTTGTTGACCGCGTGGCGTATGCGAGGTTCTGAAGCGTGAGCGGTGGTGCTGTCTCGCTGAAGCGTTGCTTCACGGCGTCCTTAGACATTGCAACGCGACGACCCACCCAACGGCACGCGGTCCACGCACGGCATGGTGACCACTTGAAGTCGTCCCAGGCAACGTAGTCAATCTGCGCGATCTGGTTCTTGATCTCGCTGCCTTCAATTGGCGTCAGCAGCGGTTGACCCGTCATAGGGTCAGGCGTCTGCTGCATCTCAGGCTCGCCAACCTCCTGCTCAAAGCGCAACCAACCCACGCCAATACCTGGCACGAGCCGATCAAAGATCATCTGCTTGAACTTTGCGTCGAAGCCGTCGCATTCCAGTTCGTAGCTGATGTTGCGCTGCAGGAGGTTGGCAGCGACGCGGGACACGTCATCGTCAGCATCGTTGAAGCGACGCTTGATGTCAGGCACAGGCGTGCGTGCGTAGAGGGCCGCCTGCTTGATTTCGGTGTTGGCAAAGAAGATGTTGAAGTACTTCTTGGACGTCTCGGTCGCATCGCGCTCATTGGCGTAGCGCTTGATGTACTTCTTGCCTCGGTCGTGGAACTCACTGCGTTCCTTGTCAGCAGCCTGAAGCTCCTTGACCCAGTGCGTTTGTTCGCCGATGGTTTGGTACTGCACAAGAACTGGGTCCTGCTCAAACGCGTCGTCTGACACGCCTGGGTCCATTCCTTCCTCTAGGTTGTAGTTGTCGTTCATACGCTGGTTCGTCCGGTGTTACGGCTTCTTTGAAGGTCCCGCTGGTGTTCAGCCCATGCTTCATCGAAGGTTGTCTTGGTATTTACGTGGGAGTGGCCTACGACCGCCTTCTCCCTAAGGTTGTTGGTGGCCCGGCGAAGCGCGCGCTCAATCGACGTGTCCAGGTCGTCCTTGCTGATGGACAGGCACGCGTAGCGGAAGGCATCGGCACCGTTCGACCACTTGTCGTGCTTCGCCTTGTCGTCAAACACGCCGTCGTCCTTGTTGAACTTCCGGCTGTAGTTGCGCAGGGCGTCGATGCCGCGAGAGGTGCGGGCGTAGTCAAACTCGAGCGGGAACGTCCGCATGACCCGACGCGTCTCGCTGATGCCATGGAACACGCGGTTGCCCAGGTCAGGGTCACGCACCCGACGCACAGGGGCTCCAGCGTCTTGAAACAGCGTGATAACGCTCTTCTTGGCCTCGAAGCGCTCGGCGCGCGCGTCATGCGGAAGCCACCACATCTCGTAGTCGTACGGACGCAGCTGCAGCATGTCCAGACACGTTTCCGCGTCCATGCCCGTTTCTTCGAAGTAGTCGATGAATCGGACGGTCCCGTTGATCACCTGCCAGAACCAGATTGCCAGCGCGTCGCGTCGCCCGATATCCATTGCGAGCGACACCTTCTCGGTGGGCACGTAGAGGCTTTCGTTGACCGACAGCTGCTTGAACGCGCCTCGGCTCTCAAGCGCGACGACGTGCTTGCCGTAGATGGAGCCTCGGTTCGATGCGGTGAACGAGCACTCGAACTCCTGCTCGTACTCCTCCGGGTCCATGTCGATGCGGTTGTCGTCAAGCTCCTCTTGGGGCAGGATTCCGCTCTCAGAGGCCTTGAGCAGCATGTAGAACCAGCGACGCCCGTCGTCGGCAGCTGCCTTGTTCTTGATCTCAGCGAACTTGTTGACCGGGCCCTTTGGGGTGCCGATGAACACGGCCCAACCGCGTCGGTCCGACAGCGCAGGGCGGATGACCTCCGTGTACGCGCGGCCGACCCATTCGCCGAACTCGTCGCACACCACGCCGTCAAAGAACATGCCTCGGAGGTTGTCCGGGTTGTCGACGCCGAAGCAGCGAATCGTGGAGCCGTTTGGCAGCACCACCGACGTTTCAGACTCGCTCGTCTTGACGCCAGGGATGTCCTTGGTCGCCTCCTTGATGTACTTCCACGCGGCGCGCTTCGCCATGCCGTACGTTGGGGCGATGTAGCCGTACACCGCGTCCTTCTTGCGCGTCTTCAGTGCCCGGACCACCATGTCCTCGGCCACTGCACGTGTCTTCCCAGCACGGCGGTGACACACCAGCACGCTGTATCGCTGGGTGCGCGCGTGGAACGCCGCGAAGGCCGCCCGAGGAACGTACTTGAGCGTGACGTTTAGGTTGGTGACGGGCTTCTGCTTCACTCAGGCAGCTCGTCGTCAAGCGTGAACACGTTGCCGTGCTCATCGACGTTCACTAGGTCCAGCGGGTTCGAGGGCAGGTTGCTGTTGATGTTGATGGTCGTCCCACCTGCGCCCGTCTGCGTCTCACTGCCTAGGAGCTTGGACCACAGCTGGTAGAACTCCGTTGGGTGCGATGCAGCCCACTGGATGAGGCCTGGGACGCCACCTGACAGCTCAAAGGCCGCGTGAATCGCCACGCTCACCGTCTCGCGGTCGCGCTTCTTGAACACGTAGTCCTTGGGGATTGGGGGTAGGCCTCGAACGCCCTGGGGGAGCGCCTTGTTGATGGCCTCGACGATTGAGGTGGCCGCCAGGAAGTCAGCGGTGTCCTTGTCTACTGGGGTCGCGGTTGGCTTGGGCTCGTCGAGGCGGGCTAGGTCGTTGGTCATGTCCGATGAAGCTCCTTGGTGGCCGTGAGGTCCAAGGTGGGCGTCTAGTGAATGGCCGCGTATTTAGGGCGGGGCCACGAACTCGACGCCTAAATACGCGACATCGAACAGGAGGACGAATGGGGGTGCAGGTAGGACCAGTGCTGCAGAGGCTCGGCCTACCGCCGACGCTCGTTACCCTGCTACGCGAGGGTCGCCTGCGTGAAGCGGTTGACGAGGCCTACGCGGAGCAGGACAGGCTCAACGCGCTTCTCGACGACTGGGAGGCTGCAAACCCGCTCCTGGCGACGCAGGTGCCCTGGTACGAGACGCGGAAGGCCTGGAAGGCGGCAGGGCGCCCACGGCCTGAGTGGTACGAGGTGCTTGCGCGGCACCACAGCACCGTGAAGCCTCTTCTCGTCGCCCACATCAGCCACGACCTCTGCGGGATGGCACAGAAGGCGTGGCTACGTCGGAATCGTCGCCGGTACTACGCGGAATGGGAGAAGCGACGCGCGCAGGTTGAGTGAAAAAGGCTACCGGAGCAGGTTGTATCCCGGGGCCCGATCAGATCACGCAAGGCGTCACTTTCCAATTCGCGTTTCCCGGGTGGGTCCGTTTCTGGTTTCGGAAAAGCGTTTCCCAGGGTCACCAGCACACCTGGGCCTCACCGGCTCGCTGCCCGCCTCCGGGCCTGTGCCTCAGGTAGGCTCGAACAGCACACCACCCTCATGCACCATCTCTAAAGCATTGGAACCAAAGGACTTCCTCGGATACGGCAAAGAAGGCATGTTGTTGCCGTATTGGGTGGAGGGTGTGCAGAGGCTGAAATGGTTAGGCCCCTGGGGCAGCACCCCGGACGCTCGGTGGAGTGTGAAAAGCCTCAAAAGGGGCTAGCCCGGTGAGGCCCAGGGACACCCGGTGCGCGCCAGATGTATAGGTCTAAAGCCGCCTCGGATTGGGTGTGCCAGGGAGGCTCTGAAAGCGTGACTGCGCAGTCACAAGGGGACTGAGTGGTCAACCTGGGGTGTATACCGCAGGTCGAGGGTCGCGGGGAACCAGGGTCGATGGTGGGTGCAGGTGGATGGGAGTGGGTGATGGGTCTGGTGGAAGCGCTATCTGGGCTCACTGGCACACGCCACGCGTGCGGTGTCTAGACGCTAATGCTGCTACACGGCGCGCTGCTGGTGGATGGGTCTGGTGGATTGCTGGCTGCGTCTGTCCAAAGGCCGTTTGATTGCGTGGAGACACTGGGGCTGAACCCACATAGGGCTCTGCAGCCGCATGGGCGTGGGTGTCCCTGAGGAGGTTTGGGTTGAGCCTAGGTAGGGCTTGAGCGTGTGGAAGGGGTGGTCCCTATGACGCAGAAAAAGCCCGAGGAGGATGGGTCCCGGTCAGTGGATTGGTAGTGGCTCGGCGCACAGCCACGCTGGGGTGGCTGTTAGCAGGAATGCCGCACTACAAGCTACTGGCCTTGGGGTGTATGGGAAGGGTGGGAGCCGGGGATGGGGTCAACCTGTGTGCCGCTGGGTTACGGCTGCACGAACAGTGAGGCAATCCGCTCGTTGTAGGCCGCCTCAGCAGCGATGGCGCGAGCCACTAGGTCGGCCGTCTCTGGGTCAAGTTCGATCCCGAGGGTTGGCAGGTCGGTGAGTTGCAGGTTGTTCTTGTCGCAGAACCACTGCAGTCCCTTCACTCCTGCCCAAAAGTCGGTCTTCTTCTCATACTCCTCCTTGGCGAGGCTGAGCTTCACCTTACGGGTGTGGAGGAAGTTCTTGAAGGCCTCGGAGGGTGTGTACTCGCGCTCGGTCATTGGAATCAGCGCCTCGTACTGGTAGCGGTAGAGGGTGAGCAGCAGGGAGCGTGGGAAGTATGGGTTCGCGTCCTGGTCGTCGAGCAGAAGAGGGTCAGCACGTCGTCGGTAGTGAGCTGCCTGCTGTTCGAGCCACGTCGAGTCCCTTGGGAATGGGGCGGGTGGGTTCACTGCTTCGTAGAACTCGGCAGCGGTGGTCGGGTACGTGCTGGCGTCAGCGGGTGCGAGAGCTGCGAGCCGGCGCTCGATGGTTGTGTAGTGCGGTGACTTGAGGCGGGTGCTCATCAGAAGTACCTCGCCGTGTGCTCTTCAATCTCGTCGGGCGTGAGCTTGTTGAGGGCGAGCCGGCGGTGCAGGTTGGAGGCGCGCCGCTCGATGAGGTCGAGCATGGCCTTCGATTCGTAGCCGGAGCCAGTGGCGCGCTTGACCCACACCTCCTCCATCAGGTTGGAGGCGAGGAGGGCCTTGTGCAGGGATTGGCAGGTGCGCTCGGCCTCGGGGGTGGTATCGAACCAGTTCAGATAGGTGGCTGCAGCACCAGGGTTTGCGACCCACATCGTCTTGTAGCCCTGCTGGGTGCGGTCAGAGAAGCCGCCGCGTTGGCGTCGCTTGAACATGAGCTTGAGGCAGGCCGCTGCAGCGGAGCCGTACTCGTCCTTGACCTCACGGGCGGAGATACGCAGGACGCGCAGCACGGCCTCCTGCTCGGCGATCGAGCGGGTAGCTGCTGCGATGTCGCCATTTGCGGGGCGCGGTTGGCTGCAGATGGTTGCAGCTGCGAAGTAGCGGGCCAGGATGTTGACTGCGAAGCGGTTGAAGTTGCTCATGTCACGTGCCCTCTTGGCGATGGTTGCGGCAAGCCGCGCTTGGTATGAAGTGGTCATTGCTTTCTCTCATGTGTTGACGCAGGTGTTTTGCCATTACCTGCAGAAGCTGATCTATTGGTGTTGGGCCCACATGAGAGGACCGACATTGCATCGGGTGAAGGAATTTGGCAAAACTTTCAGCCCAACACCAATAGATCAGTGCATATGTGAATTTTATTCACGAGCCTATTTATAGGAAACGGGAAACAGGTCGCAAAAGCCCGGTGCGCAGGTCGAGGACTGTTCGGGGCAGAGGTGCTTCTCAGCTTGGTTGCAAACTTGCAGAGGTGCTTTTCGTGTCCAGAAACGCAGGTCCATATGCAAAAGAGGCAGAAGTAATCTGAAAGCTAGATACCTCTGCCTCTTTTGCATAGTGCCTTCTCCCCGACTCATTCCCCAGAAGAGACAGGTGTGGAGGTGGAGACGGGACTGAGGTGCGCGAGCACCGAAGGCACGGCCTCCTATCTCCACACCTCGTGATGCGCCAGCATCACGCCTAGACAGGTACCTATCACCGCCTGCACAGGTGCATGCCGCCTCTAGACAGGTGTAGACGTGTCTCGGTAGGCATGTGCTGCTGGCGCATCACCTACCCACCTCGATCCCGCCTCCACCTGTCTCAATTCGCCTTTGATGTGGGTGGTAGGTGATGCGCCTTCTCAAGCAATCCGCCTACCCATCGAAGTGCGAGCCACCTCTGCACGCTTTGCACAGTGCCCGTCAAATCTCTGGGCAACCTGAAACCAATGCGTCGGCTTTATCTGCGGAAACCCCGTATCCCCTAAATAAGTTCAGCAGCACTACCGCTGGAACCAATAGGAGATACGAACGTGAAGAGTGAACCCCAATCAACTGACCCGGTGGCAGTAGTTCCTGCTCAAGCCGGCTTGGCAGAGCTTCGGGCAATTGAGTCCAGCATCCTGACGATCCTCAGCGCGAACCTCGTTGTTGGCGTCGTGCGGAAGAGCTACTTCCGCGTGCTCGACAACATCATGGAGGCCGTAGAGGAGCGCATCGCGCTGCTTGAGGAGGCCATTCAATCCGGCGACGCATCGTGGGTTGAGCCTGATGAGGTCGCGGTCGTTCCTGAGGAGGTTCTGTCTCCTTACGCCAAGACGACTTTGGCGAAGCTGTCGAAGAAGGGCACCAAGTAATGAGCTTCCCACCTTCACTCAAGCCGCTCATTGACAGCGACCTCAGCAAGCAGGCGATTGCTCTGCAGTAACGCACTACACAACTACTAAGGAGATGCTGATCAATGACCTGTGCGATGCGCATTGACGCGACGCGACGGCAAGG